GGAATCTGAAAAAAATGTAGGGGGTATAATACAAGAAGATATAAATCACGATGGTAGTAGTATTCATATTACATCAGGATTAACTACTAGTAAATGGACAACTACTGTATATAAATCAATGTTCGCAGATGGCAAAGAAGAACAACCTTTATATTCACCAGTGCAGTCCAGTCAATTCGTATATCCTACTTTAAACGGAGATCAAATAGTAATTAATACAGATAGATTAATATTAAGTTCTAGATTTGGTGAAACTTTCCATTATAGTAAGAAGAAATATGGAGTAGTTACTGATAGTGAATATACCGTTGATGCTCATGATCAAGTAGTAATTACCACTAATAACAAAACAGTAATTAATAGTCCTGCCATATATCTAGGACAATATGGTGAAACCAACGAGCCCGCTATTCTAGGTCAAACCGCTGTGGATTGGTTATATGATCTATGTAATTGGTTATTAGATCATACACATTGGTATAACCATACCCATCCAGATAACGACAATGGAGGTAATGGAAATGTAGGAAATGCTGATAAAAACACTACACAAATACCCGTAGAACAACAACAATTAAAGTTATTGAGAGATAATTTACATAAAATGTTAAGTAGAAGAGTATTTATGACTGGTGGTGGATATGCACTGGGTGCAGATGGTGTTATGCCTAAAGGATTTAACGGAACTACTCCCGTAACTATTAACACCGCGAATGGAGATGGTGTGCCAGGCGATTTCAAGGGTGCTAATAGACGTGAAGGACCCGTAACCAAAATTTATTCATGATTATGAGCGTATTTAGCGAATCTCCATATAGTGTAAAAGATTATCCGTTTGTAATTAAATCTAACAGTCCACTTGGATATCAATCTCGTCTATATAACAGAAATAAGGGTACGGAATCAAATTTAGTTCATCCCGTTATCCCAAATGCCAATATATGGGATGAATGGGCACTTCCAGATATTTCAACGAGTACTTTAAATTCACGAATTGCAAACGGAGAAAATATAATAAAATTAGTATCAAAGGGAAAAATTTTAACTTCAGGACCAACTTTTTATGAATTTTATAATAAAAGATTTAAAATTAATACATTAGATTATTCAGTATTATCATCCGAGTGGGCTCCTAGAGTTCAAATAGTTCGTATATACAAAGAAGGAGTTGTTGATTTCAAATTTAAAATTGCTGGTGCTAACAACCATAGAACTATAGATATTTATGATATAAATTCAGGCGGATATATTCCTAAAAATGAAGATTTCTATTTTTTAGTTAGGAGTATATTTGATACTACAACAAATCAAGGAAGTTTAAGTTCTTATGATGATATTGATTGGATGGTTCTTAATAATTCAACATCAGACGCTACTCATGTTTTTTTTAAATATTATCCAAAACAAATAACTCAATTTAAAGATCCTGTCCCATCTTTGCCCGGACCTAATACGTCTACTATATCAGGACTTTCTCCAACTCCCCCTAAAGCTGATTCATTATTGGCATCCGCTCAAAGTATTTTGCCAGATAAACCAAGTATTCCATCAGTTCCACCGATTTCGTCCTCTCCTTCATTACCATCCGTAGGAAATATTCCATCAACTCCAACTTTAAATTCAACCGCAGCATCTGGGTTAAGTGGAATCTCAAGTGGATTATCTGGAGGTGTGATTGGAACGGCAGCAGGTTCATTGAGTAATAATATAGGTATAGGTGCTGCCGCCGGAGGATTAGCGGGTGGGGTAACGGGAGGATTAACTGGAACTGGTGTAGTAAGCGGAGTAGTTGGTGGTGCAGCTGGAGGCGTAGCAGGTTCTGTTATAGGAAAATCTTTAGGAGGGGGTATCGGTGGAGCAGTAGGTGGATTAGTAGGAGGAGCTGTAGTAGGAGGATTAACTTCTAAATTAGTTAGTAAAATTTCTAAATGGAAACCATATCATTTTTCTCCATCATCAACAGTTAAATCCAAGGTAGATGTGGTGACAGGGGATGTAACTAAATTGCCTTCTAATATACCCAAAGGATTGCCTCCTATTAGTAGCATAACAAGTCAAGCTCCAAAAGTGGACTTGTCATCGGTTTCTACTCCAAATATATCTATACCTTCTGCTACATTACCATCAACACCTAATATATCCATACCACAATCCGCAGTACCAAATACTATAAATGTAAATTCAATATCAGCTACCGCAGGTAAAATGTCCACAAATGCGTCAAATTCTATAAAAGGAGGGGTAAATAGAATACAAAAAATTAAATTTCCAAAACCTCCTACGTCAGAAGAAATTAATAGTAAATTTAACAACATAGTATAATAAATTAAAATATAACACTATAGACTAATATTTATAAGTATGAAATCAGATGATTTAAGAAAAGTAATAAGAAGTGTAATCCAAGAAGAGTTGAGAAATCAACTACCTTTATTGATACCGCAAGTATTGACGGAAATCTTAAACAATAAGAATTCCCAACCCGTAACTAAACCGGTAAATACTTCATATAAACCTATTATACAATCCAAACCAGTTCAACGAGAAGTAAAAAAAGAATTTAAGAAGTATACTAGTAATCCACTTTTAAATCAAATTTTGAACGAAACCACAAATAAATTGGTTCCAGAAAATAGCTTCACGGGATTTGGTGAAAGACCTGTCATGTCTTCCACTCCATTCAACATAACAGAACAAGATACTAATGATTCTATCGATTATAGTATGTTGAACGAATCCGTCATACCATCCACTCCATCTAAACCTGTAGTAGCTGATATAACTCCTGTAAACGAAGATCAAGCCAAAGTATTAGGTAAATTGAATAGAGATTTCAGAGGATTAATGAAAGCTATTGATGAAAAGAAAAAGAATGGCACGGCTGGTTTTGGCGGATCTGTTAGCATGGAATAATTATGGCAACTATATCAAATAATGTGCTTTATCCTATAGGATTATCTCTTCCATTAACGAAAGGGAATTCTGGGTATTTCACGCAGACATTTGATAGTGTGTCTCAAGCCAGAGCCAATATAGTAAATCTATTGAACACTCAACGGGGTGAAAGAAGATTTCAACCTTTATTTGGCAGTGGACTAAAAAGTGCCTTGTTTGAACAGAATTTAGATAGTACCCCCGATATATTGAAACAGATCGTAATAAATGATATAAATAATTGGATACCCAATGTCAACGTAATAAATGTAGATTTATCATTATCAAATCAAGAAATTAACGCTTACAAAGATACTTATATAGTATATATCAAGGTCACGTTTTCCGTAAACAATATTGTGGATAGCGTTGACCTAACAATACAACAGAATAGCATTTGAATATGGCCGATATAGTACAAAAAAACTTTAGTAATGCAGCCAAGAAAGATGTCCAATATCTTAATAAAGACTTTGGAACATTAAAAAATGCGCTTATTAACTACTCAAAGACTTATTTCCCAAAAACCTACAAGGATTTCAGTGATGCATCGCCGGGTATGATGTACATTGAACAAGCTGCATATGTTGGCGATGTTCTGTCATATTATACAGATTATCAATTCAAAGAAAGTCTACTTCCTTACGCACAGGAATTAACTAGTGTTATTGCTTTAGCTAAATTTCTAGGTTATACTCCGTATACAACCAAGGCCGCATCCACTACATTAAATGTGTTTCAATTAGTTCCTGCTATAAGGGATACCACTGGTAATTATGTGCCGGATACCACATATTGTTTAAATATACGTGAGTATATGGAGGTAAAAAATTCAAGCAATATAAGTTATATAACAATAGAATCTTTAGATTTTTCTGTTAACACAGGTCTTTCGCCTAGAACAGACACGATTTATAGTAGAGATAGTTACGGAATTCCCACTTTCTTTTTATTACAAAAATCTATAAAAGCTATTTCAGGTACAATTGTTACGAAAAATTTTGTTATAAATGGTGCTACTCCTTTTTATCAATTGGCTTTATCCGAAAATAATGTAATTCAAGTACTTAATGTAGTAGATTCCGATAATAATAAGTGGTACGAAGTTAACTATTTAGCACAGGATTTGGTATTCACAGAAGATGATAATACCTATGTTAATGATGGAAATTATTATATTTATCAAACCCAAGTGCCTAAGTTGATAAAAAGTTTAAAAACTAGTAAAAAATTCACGGTTAATGTAAATTCGTCGTATTCTACATATCTTGAGTTTGGGCCGGGTGTAGACTCTTATTCAAATGAAGTGATATATCCAACAGCGGATTTGGTTGGTATAGGACTCCAAAATATTCAAAAATTAGGATTATCTTTAGACTCATCTACATTTTTAAATTTAGGGGGATATGGACAAGCACCATCTAATACCGTATTAACCGTGACTTACATTGTAGGTGGTGGATTATCATCAAATTGTCCCGTTGGAGATATCACCACTATATCATCTGTCAACTTTTCAAATAATATATCCGCGTTAAATCCATCACAACAAAGTTTATTTCAAACGGTGCAAAATTCATTAAAAGTATCAAATATAGAACCTGCTACGGGAGGTGACGGACAAGAGACACTCGAACAAATAAGACAAAACGCTTTGGCCAATTTTGTAAATCAAGACAGAGCCGTTACCGAAGATGATTACATTTCCAGAGTTTATAGTATGCCGGCTAGATTTGGATCTATCACCAAAGTATGCGTAAAATCTGATTCGCAATTAAATATTCAAAATATATCAAATGGGTTTGTTGATTATAATAATATCGCCACATTAACACAAAAAGCGAATGGAAATTATTATAGAAAAATAAATTATGATTCTAGTAATCCATTTGGATTAAATCTATATGTTCTTGGATATGATAGTAATAAAAATTTATCAACAATAAACGCTGCGGCTATTCAAAATTTAAGAGAATATCTAGGTAAATATAAAATGTTAAATGACGGAATTAATATCATTGATGGATATACTATTAATATAAGTGTGAATTTTCAAATATTGACATACTCTAATTATAATAAACAAGATGTATTAAATAATTGTATATCAAATGTAAAAGATTTCTTTAATATTGATAAATGGTATTTTAATATGCCTATTAATCTCGGTCAATTACAATTAGCAATTGCTCAAGTTGAAGGGGTTCAATCTGTTACAAAATTACAATTAAAGAATTTAACTATAAATGATGGAAATTATTCTCCATATGAGTATAATTTAGATGAAGCCACTGTCAATAATATAGTATATCCTTCTTTAGATCCATCCGTATTTGAAGTTAAATATCCTGATAATGATATAGTTGGATCTTGTTATTGATTTGTCATATGATGAAATAAATAAAGTTAATTGCTAAGTTTTGAATATTTATATTTAAGATATATGCATAATTTTATTTATCCAGTTCAGAACTCATACATAACCAACGAGAGTGGGTATGCTAATAGTAATTTCAGTTTAGACTCTATATTGGAAGTAAAGGCTGTTAATCAATTAACACAATTTACTACATATTATATCACACAAAGTATATCTCAATCTATTAATAATCAATGTAATGGAATTATTGGATATACAGGATACTTATCTGGGGGATTATTTACAGGATCCGCAATATATGCCAACGTTTTTGTTTCTGGAAGTTCTAATTTTAGTTCTACTAGTTATACTGGTTATTTTACAGGAAGTACAGTAACAGCATATTCAGGTAGTTTAATAGGTGTCGTATCAGGATCAGTATCGGGAAGTTTGTCTGGTTCAATTAAGTTTATAAGCGGAAGTATTACGCAATTTACCGGAAGTTTTTCTGGAAGTTTAAATGGTACACAGAGTATATATCAACCATATAATACATCAACACTAATTCCATATGCCACTTCTAGAACATTAATGCAATTTGATTTAACTAGTATATCACAATCAATTTCAAATAGAAGTATTTCAAATACAGGGTCTTTAAAATTTTATTTAAATTTAAAAACTGCAAATGTGAAGGAAGTTCCTCTTAAATACACATTATATGCATATCCTTTATTGCAAAGTTGGAATATTGGTGATGGTAGATATCAATTAGGGGGATCTGATAATGGCGTGAGTTGGAATTATGCTGATTATAACGGAGGTACCAATTGGATTTCTTCTAGCACCGGCGGATATTATACCACCAGTAGTAATTTATCTTCTTCACAATTTTTCAATCATAAGAATTCCGATGTTAAAATGGATATAACTTCTATGGCATATGCTTGGATAAGTGGAAGTATTGTAAATAATGGACTTATATTATTAACTTCTTTGGAGAATTCATCTCAAATAAATGATAATACATTACAATTTTTTAGTACAGAAACCAATACTATATATTCACCGTATTTGGATACTTATTGGGATGATAGTATATATAATACAGGAAGTTTGACTCCAATAACAACAGCAAGATCATTTAATTTGATTATACAAGATATGGTTTCGGAATATAGATTTGGCAGTATTCCTAGAATAGATGTATTTGCACGAGATAATAATCCTCTCAAAAATTATATTAAGGCATTGCAATTAAGTCAATATACAACATCTAGTTATTTGCCTAAAAACACTTTTTATTCTATTATAGACAATGAAAGCTCGGAAGTAATAATTGATTTTGATGTTGGAACTCGTTTAAGTTGTGATGGCAATATAAATTATTTTCTATTGGATACTACAGGTCTTCCACAAGAAAGATATTATAGAATAATATTAAAAACCTTTTGCCCAGATGGAAGAGTGAATGTATATGATAATGGAAATATATTTAAAATTGTTAGAAATAATAGTAGTGATTCCAATTAAATTTATGAAAGTATACCGCTTGTTACATAAAATTTTAAAAAAATGAACAATTTTAATTCCAGTATAAATATGTTTTTGACGCAAAATCAATTTAATAATAATTTAGATGATTTTGGTAATATTTTATTAAATACGAGTGCAAGTGTCATAAATGAAGAGTATATATCGGTGTCTTTGATGGAGTATAGTTATGATGAAGATACAATTAATAAATTATATGATACTAACATCACCACCCAAAATGTATCAAATCAAAGGGAGATACTTGTAGTGAATCAAGATCTTCAAAATTCGTATAATACTGCCGTGGCAGAAAACCAATCATTAAAAGATAGTCTCGGTGATTTGGTTGCTATTGTGGAATCAAATCCATCACAAGCAGAATCAATGGCTCAAAAAGATCTCATAATTAAATTGAGAATACAATTGGGACAAGGCAAAACAGCAACCGATTTTAGTCCAGACTTTCCATATCAGGCTTTATAAAATATTATGGCATATCCATATTTAACAATATCATCAACTACAACAGATTTAAATACAGGGTCTTTTTACTCTGAGTCTGATTTGACTACATTTAATGCATCTCAATCTAATGATATATTTTTTGGTAGTTCGGAGAAAGATATAATTGAATTTTCTATATTTGATATTAGCGGTAATTTAATATCGTCTAGTATAATAAACAAAAATGATACATATAATGTATTGAATGGTAATTACAAAGATGTAGATCAAAATTCTTTATCATATAGTTATAAAAAGTTCAATACCAGTTATATTATCAATAAAAATAGAAATATTTTATTAGATACATTATCAGATATCAACAATCTTGGAATTCCCAGAGGAAGTAATGTTGTAAGTTATAATTTTACAAAAAATGTTGCCGGTGATAACAAATATAAATTAATAATAAAAGATATATCTGTTGATAGAAAAGAGATTTCATTGATACCATCTTTTAAATTGGATCTTACCAATGAAGACAATGTTTTGACTAATTTATATTATGAATGTTTCTGTCAAAAACTTATTCTGGTTAAAGATATCATAGATCTTATACAAAATAAATTAAATACATTTAAATTAAACGATTCATATGAAGTTGCTGCTGCACGTGATCCTGCCGTAGTAGAATCAATGAAATCTATTTTCGGATTAAAAACAGATTCCGATATCGTTGAATTTTTAAATAAAATTTATAAAGGATTTTCAATAAAATATGATCAAGGAAACAATACCACCATAAGTAAGAAGTATGAAGGTATAATCAATTATATAACCAATTGGACATATACATATTATAAAAACATAGTTAGCGTTATAGATTTAAAGTCACAATTTAATTATATAATAAACACAGCAGTTTTCAATGAATTGTCGGTATTTAATTATAATTATGTCTCTTTAGATACAAATAAAAATGTTGCTAATTTTATAAATAGCATATTTTATGATAATTTCATATCTCCTGCTTTAGATGATATAAACAATATTTATCAAAAAAAGTTTTATTCTTATTTAAAAAATGCGTTAAATTTTGGAAATAACACATATGTTCCAATATTAACTCATGGATTTATACAAGACAATAATAACAATACAATTTTAATTTTAAAATTAGTTGATTATTTACCATCCAATATAAATTTAAGAGAAACTTGTTGGGTTTCAAATATATCAAATGTACCTATCATTCAAAAAGTAATAATAAATACACCATCTGTAAAACAAAGATATAAAATTTCGGGACCAAATTTCAAGATAAACTTAAATCAAAACAATAAGTCAAAACCAATTAATAATAAAACCGCAAGTCAATTGACGGATCCAGCATTATCAAATCAAATAGAGTTTAATAAAAATTTACAAAAATTGAATGTTGACTATACCAATTTTAAAAATTTCATCATATTTTCATCGGCTCAATTAAGAGTTAAATTATTTAATAATAAATTAAACCAATTAAATTCGTTAAGTTCTTCCCTTGCAATAGTTCAATCAGATGCTTTAAACGCGGGTGTAAATGTGAATGCTTTTGTAAGTGCATCATATCAATATGATACAATTGCAATCAATTCCCAAATGCAATCTATTTATCAATCATTTGATGGATATGAGTCATATTTATACAATAATCAATATATTTTAAAAGATGCCGCGTATACCGACTATCTAAATAGTGCCATTCAATACGATGCTGACAATAGAGATAGCCTCGTAAACAATACCCCTGAATATATCAATGTCAATGATGCCAATTCTGATTATTTAGTATTTTTATCAATGGTAGGTCATTTCTTTGATAATTTATATATCTATATAGGAAATTTTCCAACAAATCAATATATCCAGAATTCTTCATCAAGTAGTTACGCTAATAGTTTAGTAAATATGATGTTAGAAAATTTCGGATGGAATCCTATAGATTCTACGGAGGCCAGTAGTATATCCGATTATTATCTGGATAATACCCAAGTTTCCACATCTGAAAATTTAAGTAAATCCGATAAAATAAAAACCATTTGGAGTAGAATTTTAAATACATTACCTTATATATACAAAACAAAAGGCACCTCGGAAGCTATCAATACTCTTGCTAATATCTACGGAATTCCTAAAAATTTAATAAATATATCGGAATATGGTGGAAATTCGATATCATCCGACGATCAATCATCATATACTTTCGATGAAAAATATTATTTTACAAAATATAGCGGCAGCCAAGAATACGTAACGATACCAATTAATAGCCAATTTTCATCATTTGAATTTAAATTTAATTTTTCAAGCTTAAAGAAATATAACTATCTGGATAAAATCTTTCTTGTTAAAAATAACAATTTACAAGTTTATATAATAAAAGACATTGATGAAAAATTTGGTAAATTATATTTCAAGATATATGACCAAACTTTAAATACAAATTCATTGCCATTCTTCAATGGAAAATATTTTAGTGTATTAATAAAAAGAACGCCGCAAACTGATAATTCTGATATACCAATAGTTTCTAGTTTTTATACAATTGATGTGATTTCAATGGAACAAGATAGAATTGTATTCCAAGAAAATTCAGAAGTGTTACTATCTAATAGTTATATTACATATTTTACATCATTGCCATTAAATTTTGGAAATGTAATAGGCAGTAATAACAATTTCTATGGAACATTGGATAAGATTAATGTGTGGAATATACCTTTGAGTAAAACTGCATTTATAGACCATTCTAAAAATTTTTATAGTTACAATGACTATGATTTAAATAATACATATCAAAATTTATATTTCAGGTATAATTTTGATTATCCTGTAGATTTGTCTCAAACAAATACAATAACTAATTACAATAAATATTATAACGGAATTACAGGATCTTGTTTCAATTTTACAGCGAATTCATCCAGCATAGTTAATTGTACATCACAACCTATTTCGACATATCCTTACCAATTTCTAGAAGTTGATATATTACAAAATTTGACTTACAACAATTTTGGTCCAAATGTATTTAAACAATCTAAAATAAATAAGTCAAATCAATCAGTAATATCACGTTTGATGCCTCATGAATCAAGCACAACTCCCATATTAATAAATAATAATTCAAATTTGGTAGGTGTGTATATTTCCCCATATTCAAATAGAAATTATGATATTATAAATTTTATAGGTAATTATGATATAATGGATATCATAGGAGATCCATCATACATATACTCAAGTTCTTATGATTCATTACAATTGCTTCGAAATGAATACAATTTACGCAATTTATCAGAACAAATTTTATACCAAGAATTTATTACTTTATATAAAGGATATTTTGATACCTCATTTTTTGAAACGGTTAAAAAATTAATACCCGCTCGAAGTAACTTGTTCACGGGGATTCTTATAGAACCTAGTATAATAGAAAGAAATAAATATACTAATAAACCTATTGAATCTTCAAATGTAGAAATTTTAAATTGTTCGCCAAAAAATAAATTGTATAAGTTAACGTCAAATACAATAAATGTAGTAACATTTCCTTTAAATGGAAACACTCCAAAATCTATTAATATATTTTATGATATAAATAAAACAAATTATATAAGCAATGATCATATGAATTTGAGATTGTCAGCGTGGTCATCTAATGGAGTATACCCATTGATTACTAAAGACCAAGGATTTGTAAATTATTTAATATATAAAGTGGTTACTCCCAAATATAATCTAAACAAAGTTATCAATGATCTAAATTTAGAATATATTACTGGGTCTTATACTACATACAATTTCATAAATTCGGCTAGTGTATCAAATACGACTTTTATAAATAATAGTTTAGATATGAATGCATATCCTGTGGGTCACTATTCATTATTGAGAAATGCTACGAGTAGAAAGACTATAATAGATAAATTCACTTCTTATCCTGGATTTTTGACTACGAGTAACAATACAGTGAACCAAAGCGGGAGTTTAGACGGTTCCTCCCCTATAACAATGACATCAACTAAAGTTACAAATACTAAATCAAATTTGATAAGTTTGTAATAAAAAATATAATAAAATGAATTTTGGTTATATTTATATGTATATAAAAGATAAAATATGGCATACTTAGACAATTCAACAATAACGGTTCAAGCTATATTGACAAATAAAGGTCGTCAAATATTAGCCCAGAATGGCACTTTAAATATCACATCGTTTGCATTGGCCGATGATGAAATAAATTACAATTTATACCAATCAAATAGTCCTCTTGGCAGTGCTTATTACGACTTGGCTATACGAAATACCCCAATTTTAGAACCATTTAGCGATGAAACCCAAGCTCTTAAACATAAATTGGTAACTTTGCCAGCAGGTGTAACAAGTATTCCAGTGGTATCTGCCGCACAAACTAATATTACAGTGGATAAAAACTATTCGGCTCAAATCATTATTGCTCCTAGCACAAATCCCACATACGATACTACATTAGGATATACAGCTATTCTTGTTAATAAAAATGTAGGTAGTTTAACCGTTACAAAAACTAACAGTTTGAATAGTACATCCGCTACCGTCCCAAGTTTCTACGGATCTGCTATTACAGAGGCATCACAAGTGGTAATCGGCACTCAATTCCAATTTGTACCAAATTCTACGTTGGTCAAAACAACAACAACTCAAATAATCATAATTGGAAATGAAAGCGGTGGAAGTGTAACTATACCAGTGACGGTGACTGTGTCGCTCACTACAACATCTTAATTTTTATGATATATCAACAATTTGGAACTTCGGATATAGTAGCAGGAAGAGCGCAAACCGTTTCTTCTGGGTTTTTTAATGATGGTAACTATACGGTTTCCCAATCGTCATTCAGCTATAATCCAGATCAAATAATTACAACAGGCAGTGGTAATTACAATTACAAGAATGGATTATATTATTGGGATGTATACTACAATAATCAAGTCCACTTTTCCGTTGCATATGGTGATTTAAATAATAGCGGTAGTTCCGCCAATGATTTAAATATAATTGGATTAAATCCATTTAAAGCTAATTATCAAAGTTATATAAACTTGTTGTTGGCTCCAACGGAATTACAATTTTCATTTTTGACAGGATCTTATACAGTATCAACAAACACACTGTCCACATCGACCGTTACAAGTCCTTCAATATTTATACTTAACTTTGGAGCCAATTTATATAAAAATCAAATTGATCCGGGTCAATTACAATTTTCCTTAAACGGTTTTAGTTTTATAGATGATTCATCAATACTCAATAAAACTTCTAATGTATATAATATAATATCAGGATCTATTGTCAATGGAATACCCGTTCCATATACTTCAAATGGAACAGTGTCATATCAATCTCTCGGATTATTATATCCTAAAAATGGTATTGTGATACTTAATGCTCCGGCTGTAAGCGGATTGATCGGTAATATGACAGGTCGGGATGAGACTGGATTGACTATTACATATCCGTCTATCATAACTAATTTGCCGACAAGTTCAACCAATTTTAACACATATCAAAGTTGTTTATACAATTCTTTAACATCAGGTTCCTCGAATAATTTAATGAGTGTTAGAAAATCTGAACTTATACCTACTACACAGTATTATGTTAGAGTTCAAAATGCCGATTTCAATTATACAAATAATTCTACATTTGTTTCGGACGGAACGGATGGATTGACCAGAGGAACTATTAAAATACCATATTTAAGAACCAATCCAACTACATATATTACCACAGTCGGTTTGTATGATGCCAACAATGAATTAGTAGCAGTGGCCAAATTAAGCACTCCTATTGCAAAAAGCTTCGATAACGAATATTTGATAAAATGTTCCCTTGCCTATTGATACAGAGTTATTAATCGATATTGCTAGTAGTTTTATAAATTTCATTCATATAAATGTAAATATGAATGAAATTTTAATTTTTAAACATTGTAATAAAACTTTAGGAGTGATATTAAAGAAAATATAAATATTATAATGTTTATTTCAAAACCATATATTGATGATAATTCATAATAAATTACTATTTATATTTAATGATTAAGAGTTTAAATAAAAGTGATATTTTAGTTACTCCATTTGAAGCCAAGAAAAATTGGGAAGTGGATAACTTAAATCCCACCGATTTGATATTATGGATGTCACAATCTATAGATCCAATTACTGGCATCACTTCTTCATTAACAGGTAATATTTCCCACATTTATATTGATTATGGTGATAATAACGCGGGGTACGATCCCTCCGTTGTATATCCTATTACAAATAGTCATTGCAATTTAGCGTTACAACAACAAAATACGGGATATATCAGTTATCAAAAAGGCGTGTTCAATCAAGATATATTGTATCCTACCGCTAGTTTTTATACAGCATCGTCAATATATTATAATTCAGAATCAAATCCGAGAAATATAGATCTCACTTACAAGAATATAATCTATACAGAAACCGAACATTTATTTTATAATACTTACAATAATTTCACTAAAACTTTCGGAATGGAAAATGCAGATTTGACTCTTACAAGCCGAGTATTAACGGATACTATAGATGTATTTACCATACCCAGATCAAAGTTTGGTGAAAAATTAATACCAAACAGTATTAAAATAATAGATGATAGTTTTGACAAAAAATATACTATTGTAGACGATGGAAATTGTAATTTAATATTTTCAGGTAGCGTGTTTTCTACATATGAAAAAAATTATTTACTCAATAATTTAAGCGCATCCATATCTACTCAAAATAGTTCATCTATATCATTTGGAGTCGTGCCGTTGGGAACTACTGGACAATTCCATGTCACATCTTCTACGGTAAATTTAACGGTGTCTGGCGGCGTAGCACCGTATATCTATCAATGGACTATTCAAGGAGATAATAATAATCAGTGGACTATAGTTAACATTACAAATTCATCTATATATTTAACATATAATAGTTTGGTCAGTTCATCAAACGATGTATATTATTCAAATACATATGTTAATTGTCAAATATCAGATAATATTAATTTTATTGCAATATCCAATAACTTATACATCTCAAATTAAAAATGAATATATTAATAATAGGAAATTTAGATGATTTGAGAGGAGACAGTGCAATTTATCTTCTCGAACGAGCTCCATCCGCGTCTTGTCAAGTATATTTGTCAGGTATAACAGGCAGCGTAAGTTCTAGCGTAATAATTACTCACCCACAAGGAAATTTCACAGCCAGTATAAATCAAATGAATTGGAGTGATCAACCACATAGTTTGATATATAGCGGATCAATAAATACGTCTCCTAAATTTGATGCAATAATATTCCATCAACAAAATTATGGGGATTGGCAATTAAATAGTATAATAAATTCTACATTATCGGCGTCTCTTCAAGGCATACCAGTTTTCACACAACATTATAATGATACGAGTAGTATCTTTGTTAAAACTTCAAGTAGTTTCTATGGATTTCCACCTTCCATAAATATTGGATGGGGTAACTATCTATCGGGTAATAGTGGATCGTATGGTAACGAATTAGAATTTTATGATACTATTATAGACGGACAAGTATCTACCGCATCCGTGTTATTATACGGAGATACGAAAGGATTATTACAAACAGAGGATTCATTTTATATAAATAATAATGATGTTTATACAAACGAATTGAATGCCGTTGCTTCCGTTACTGCTAAATATATAAGATTAATAAATTCATTAAGTTCAAGTTATACAGGCGATCCTAACCAAATATATTCAACATATAATAATATAGGATCTAATAATGATTTAAAAATTAGATTTTACTATGATATCCGTCAATATTTAAGAAAAGCATCAACGAATTATAATATTACTTCATCTGGATGGACTCCTTCGCAAAGTTATGGAATGATTCAAATAAAGAATTATACGGGGTCATACTCTTCTATGCCGAGTTTGACTTCGAGTATAGATTTTACAAATTTAGGTGCCGGTTCTCCTTATTTAATAAATGTAACTTCAAGTGCAATAACAGGATCATATACATTTACTTGGAAAAATTACAAACAAACTCAATATCAATCCACCACGATAAAAATAAATAATAGAACGATATATACAGGTGTTGATGAATCATTTACATGGATTCCTGATTTAACCACAAATAATGCAGTTGTTACATTTTACACAAATTTAAATAATGGTTTTGAATCCATACCAGAATCAAATTCAATTTTAAATCTCGGATCTATAACAAATCAATCCACTCAATTTTTAAAATTGAATTATGGTTATAGTTGTGCAAATAATGGAATTTATATTGCATTTGGTTCTGTTAATACCGACACATATTCATCTATATCAGGGGTTGTTGATGTGCTTCAATATAGCCCCGTCACAAATAAATACGAAAATAAATTTTTAGTAAAAAAGTTAGTAAATGAACAAGATTTTATACCTCTTCTAATCACAGAAGATTATACATTGGATTATACAGGATCATTAGCTGCAAATGAGTTTATAACTACAGAACCATCATCATCATACAATGTAACGGGATCTTTAGTATTAGGCACTTCTGGAAGTAATCAATTTATTCAAACCGAAGGCGGATTCAATCTTTATATTGGACCCGAGATTATTCCATATAATAACGATCCGTTGGAAATACAATTAGAATCTATATTTCCAGAGATAGATTCGTATAATGATAGGTTTGGTACATCTATCGCTTTATATAACAATTTGATGGCAGTGGGGTGTCCGTATTTCAATGTAACTTTTGTGGGGGGTCAGAATTTTAATGGAGGAAGTGTTGACATATTTGATTTAACTACATATGTACAAGGTCAGCCTTATTATCCTATTGCATCCATATATTCCAATCCATACGATGTTTCATTTGGTCAAAGCGTAACAATGTATGGTAATTATGTAGCCGTGGGATCTGGTTACGCTTATGATAATATAGGAGCCGTGTACATTTATCTAGGTAGTAATAACAATACCACTTGGACATTGATACAAACCATTTATGGTGCTGGCCTCGGAAGCTATTTCGGTGGAGATATAAAATTTGATCAAAGTGGAAATTATAATTTAGTGGTAGGAAACAGTAATCCGAATGGAGGAAATGTATATGTGTATCATATGCAAAATGGATATTGGAGTTTAGGATCTGTATTAAACTCAAATCATAATATACCCCAAACTTTAAAATATTTAGACAACATTTCTCCTGTATTACAGCCTAATAGTTCCGATAAATTTGGCAATTCCGTTTCTATTTACGGATCCAATCTAATAATTGGTTCGCCAACAGATACCATATATCAAGAATATATTGGAGGCGTAAATAAATATAGGGGAGCTGTTTATTTCTATCAAACGTGTTCAGCCAATCCCAATCAATGGGTATTGATCCAGAAAGATTGGGGTGATATAAATACTTTAGTTGATAATAAATTCGGATATGATGTTGATATATATGGAAATACGGCAATTGCGTCCGTTCCAAAATATTACAATAATTTAACTTCAAATTATATAACAAATACATTATCTAAACGATTTGATTGTAATGTATATGATTCTTATTTCGATACATTAGGACAAACGGTAATATATAACTTATCATCATCTTCAAATTATTGGAGTATTGAGTATACTCAGCAGAAGAAAAAAGATTATGGATATCCATATTTATACTATGGATATTGCAATGCTTTGCACGAGTCATCATTTGTTATAGGCGCTCCTTGTTTTATATCAGACTATAATAATTTACCTAATCCATTTGACAATAATATACAAGGATATGGATTTGTTTATAATATAAATAATTTAATTTCAAATAAAATAATAGGCAATGTATTTTATAGAGATGGAAAGATTGTATTATCAAATAGCGGATCTATTTTTGATGGATTAATGAAAGATAAATACGATGATAATTATAGTAAATATGATTTACAATATAAAGGAAAAGTTACTTTATATGAAAAACAAATACTTTGCACGATCAATCCAGGCGAATTTAATTATAGTACCAATCCTACATCAATGATAAATAATAGTTTCTTTGGATTTAAAGAACTTGATTATACATTAAAATATATGAATTCTCAAAGTTACGGAAACTTTCAATGGTGGGATTATATACCATTTAATGATGTCGAACAATCATTGTTTAATTATTATACAAGTAGTTACAATGTTTATAACCAAAGTATTGCCCCATACATAGGACAATTATCATCATCTTATATGAATTGGGATGTTGATGGTAATGATAAGATTAATTTGAATGATATGACGTTGATATGGAAGTATTTTACACAAACATTGACACAAAATGATGTATTTACTTATGTAGATTTAAAATCTAAAAGAAAATCATTATCTGATATAACCGCATACATCAAGAATAATGTAGCAATTAATACTTATGGACAAATAAATCCATTATTCTTCAATTATG